TAATATTTCAGGTAAAGCACCTGTACAGGATCATTCACTAGCACCAGGAGACCTTAGAGTCAGAGTTATAATTGAACAGCACACAACATTTGGTCGAGACGGAACAGACTTGATAGGTGCTATTGAAATTGATTACTTAAATGCTATACTTGGAACTAGTGTTACAGTAGAACATATATCAGGAAAACAATTAAATGTTACCATACCACCTAACACACAACCTGATTCTAGACTTAAATTAAGAGGGCAAGGATTTACAAATGCCCACAACAGTATCGTCGGAGACTTTTTAATTTTAGTTAAAGTATCGGCACCATCAGACGTAACAGAACAACATAAAAAAATGTTACAACAAATCCAACAGGAGAGGAAACGTAAAAGTTAAATAGTATTATGATAGATAAAATATTAGGAAATTCAGTTACACAGGCTATAAATTACGGACACGAATATGTTACAATTGAACATATTGCGTTGGCTCTTTTGGACGAAGACAATATTATTAAAGTGTTTAACTCTTTGGAGATAGATATAGATCAACTTAGAGTAGACTTACAAAGTTATTTAGAAGATTATGAATTTAATAATCTTAAGTCTGACGCAGGAAGCACAGGCGACCCAAAGAAAACTATGGCTGTTGAGCGTGTATTTCAAAGAGCGTTCGCACAAAGTATTTTTAATGGCAGAGAAAACATAACAGCAATTGATGTGCTTGTTAGTATTACTAATGAACAGCAAAGTCACGCACAATATTTTATTGCCATTAATGGATTAGATAGACAAAGACTTATTGAACATTTATCCTCAGGCACTTCTGAGGGTGACTTTGAAGATGTAGATTATCTAAAGAATTTAAATGTCGAAGCAGGTAACAATGCTATTGATCCGTTGATTGGTAGAGCAGAAGAAGTAACAGATGTTATTGAAGTACTTGCTAGACGTAAAAAGAATAACGTATGCTTAGTTGGTGAACCAGGAGTAGGTAAAACTGCTATCGCTGAAGGCATGGCGTATAAGATTGTACATAAAGATGTACCAGACATACTATTAGATAAAACAGTTTACCAGTTAGACATTGCTACAATGCTTGCCGGTACAAAGTATAGGGGCGACTTTGAAGAACGTTTAAAAACTGTACTAGAACAAATAGAAAATGACCCTACTGCTATTTTGTTTATCGATGAGATACACATGATAATGGGCGCCGGTAGTGCCGGTGGAAGTAATGTAGATGCGGCCAACATGTTAAAGCCTTTACTAGGTAAGGGTAAATTATTATGTGTTGGTGCTACCACTCCTGATGAGTGGGCATCTAACTTTGAAAAGGATCGAGCATTAATGCGTAGATTCCAAAGACTAGACATACTAGAGCCGTCATTGAAAGACACTACAAAAATTTGTTTAGGATTACAAAGTCATTACGAAGACTTCCATGGTGTAACATACACAAAGGATTTAATTGAGAAGTCAGTTGAGTTATGTGATAGGTATATCAAAAATAAACTGTTCCCTGATAAAGCATTAGATGTAATTGATTCAGCAGGTGCTGTTACAAAGATAGCAAAGAACAAAGAAGTTACTATGGAAACATTATTAAAACAAGTATCTAAAATTGCTAAGATGAAAACAGATGTAATTGATATAGAAGATACAAAAGGCTTTAAGACTCTTGACAAAGATATTAAGGCTAAAGTGTTTGGTCAGGATCAAGCAGTAGATAAACTAGTAGAAAGCATACTAGTCAGTAAAGCAGGACTAAGAGATACTAACAAGCCAATTGGTAGTTTCTTGTTTGTTGGTCCTACTGGTGTCGGTAAAACAGAGACAGCAAAACAATTGGCAGAAGTAATGGATGTAAAACTAATACGTTTTGACATGTCAGAGTACATGGAAAGGCATAGTGTTAGTAAACTTATAGGTGCTCCTCCAGGATATGTAGGACATGCTGAAGGCGAAATGGGCCAAGGTATGCTACTGTCTGAAGTAGATAAGAATCCTAATTGTATCTTATTGCTGGACGAAGTAGAAAAAGCCGCACCAGAAGTATTACAAGTATTACTACAAGTAATGGATGATGGTAGACTTACAGGTGCCACAGGCAAGACTGTAGACTTTACTAATGTTATATTGCTAATGACAAGTAACTTAGGTGCCGCAAAACTTGATACTGCTAAAATTGGCTTTGGTGAGAAAACACATAGTGATGCTGATATTGAAGCAACTAAGCAATTCTTTACACCTGAGTTTAGAAACAGGATTGACTCTTTCATTAGATTTAATGTACTAGGTCCTAAAGAAATTATGTCTATTGTTACTAGAACAGTTAAAGATACAAATGAACTACTTAAAACAAACGATACTAAAATTAAGATTAAACTTACAGCAGTTGCTAAAAAATACTTAGCAGAGAAAGGATATGATCCAACAATGGGAGCAAGGCCTTTAAAAAGATTGTTTGAAGAGGAAGTTAAAAAGCCACTTAGTAAACAAATACTATTTGAAGAAACAACTGCCGGTGTTATTACAGTAGATTATAATGTCGACGATGGCATAGTGTTTGTGCCTCAGGCTACAGTTAATGATTGATACATCGTTGGACGTTAAACATGTTCCTAAAATATACTATGGACAGTACCCATTTAAGATTGTAGTACATGGCAACCAGTGGTTCCATGACGCAGTTCGTTTTCAAGAACTTCATAAATGGTTAAGCGATAATACCACACTATGGGGCGAGTACATAACCATTAGAAGAAAAGCATTAGACGTATATTTTAGAGACATCGAGTTAGCACAAAAGTTTACTACAGAGTTTCAAGATATAATTAAAGATGTATATGCTCCATATAATAAAGAAATATGGGAAGACCTTGTTAAGGGCGACTATGACTGTAGAGAGAAACTATATTTTGGTAAATATAGATATAGAATGGATATAATGAGGCATTGGAGAACTGATGCGAGTGAGACTGACAAAATTGTTAATGTAGTTAATAGCATATACAAGCAAGGCGTCAATCGTGTAACACACTCTAGAAGTTTGCTTAGACATATATTGTACACAAACGAAAAGCATGATATCGCAAAAATAAAATTGGTGCTAAATGAAACATCAATTAGAGATCTAAAAGTCTGTAAACTATACAGCGAAACAACGGAGACATAATGGGATTTTTTAGAGATACAAAATTAGATAGAGAAGCAGTATTCGAACAACTGAAAATAGACGAAGGAGTAGTTAATGAAATCTACCTCGACCACCTTGGCTACCCAACCTTTGGTGTCGGGCATCTCGTTCTTGAGACCGACCCTGAGTACGGACAAGAAGTTGGAACGCCAATATCTGAAGAAAGAACAAAAGAGTGTTTTGAAAAAGACCTCGACACAGCAATCAGTGAATGTGAATTGCTATACGAAGACGGGGTGTTTGGAGACTTACCCGACGAAGTCCAGCAAATCTTGGTTAACATGATGTTTAACATGGGTCGTACAAGACTTAGTAAGTTTAAAAAGATGCATGCCGGTATTGTTGAAGGCGATTGGAAAACTGCCGCAGTAGAAGGTAGAGACAGCAGGTGGCATAAGCAAGTTACTAACCGTGCTGAACGCCTTATGGAGCGACTAGAACAAGTATAACAAACTTCCACATAGTGCCTCAATGAGATAAATACTATTTGAGGACACTATGAGAAGAAGCATCGAAATATTAGCAAACACCGGTTCTGACATGAGCAAAACTGGTACAAAGGCAAAATCAGATAGTTATTATGGCTACACTGATGGGATCCATTCTGTAAGCATAAAGTACAGCCAGTTTGTAGGTACAGTAAAACTACAAGCAAGTTTAAGCCTTGACCCTGCTGACGCAGATTGGGGAGATATTAAACTTATTACAAAAGCAACAGCATTTACCGGTACCGAAATCCATACATTTAAAGGTAATTACGTTTATTTAAGAGCAGTTGTAGATAGATCTGCTGTAGGAGACGGTACAACTTACGATTCATCTTATGGTGCTATTTCTCAAGTATCTTTGAGTAATTAATTTTATCACATTTTTGATAAATACTCAAGTAAGAAAAGAGTTTAATGGGAATATTCTATGCCAAACGTAACAGGTGACAATTTAACATTCAATATAGACGGTGTTGTTGATAATCAGATACTAGTCTATGAAGCAAGTACTGGTGTATTTGTAGCACAAAACAGCCTAGCCGCAGATGCTAACGCGGCTGTAAGTGGGGCATCAAATACTGGGGCATCAGGGATTGGTGTATTTTCTGCTAAGGACGGCGACCAACTTAAATTTAAGAAAATTGTAGGTAGTGGTACTACTTCAGTTACTGAGTCATCCAACGTTATTACTGTATCAACAACAGCATACAGTTTACCAACTACTTTACAAACAACAGCCACTAACGCAAATTCATTTGTGTACAGAGGCAGAAACTTTGGCGATAATGCTAACGTTGATGCTTATGCCGGTGTTTATAATAATAGTAACTATCCCATTCATTCACAAACTGCTGGCTTCGATGCTAAAACAAGATTTGTTATTGGTTCAAACGATAACACTGACATTGAAGTAAAATCAGCACACAGTTTATTTTTAAGTACAAGTACCGCAGATGGCCACGTAGAAGTTAGAAGTGCCAACAGTACTGTATTTTACACAGGCAGTAGTTCAAGTACTACTCCAGCATTAAAGATTAACAGCAACAGAAGTTTAACAGTTGCTAACGTGTTCACTTTACCAACTTCGGATGGTAGTGCTGGACAAGTTTTAAAAACAGATGGTAGTGGTAACATTACATGGACAAGTGTAAGCACAGATGGCGTATCGCCAGCAGAACTTAGTGCTAATTTAGCCAACTACATACCTAAAGACGCATCAAGTATTCCAAATACTGATATTGCGTATGACATAGGTAGCACATCTAAGAAGTACCTAAACATTTATGCTAGTAACTTTAAAGGAACGGCAGACTATGCCATTCGTATTGGCACATCAGGTAACAGTTTATCTTATGCTCAATTGTCTAACTATGTAGATAAAACACTTAACCTTAGTGACTTACCTTCTGTTAGTACAGCAAGAACAAATTTAGATGTTTACAGCAAAGCAGAGATTGATTCTAGTCTTGCTGGAGCACAATTACAAAATGCTATAAGCCAAATTAATACTGTTGGTTCAGCCAACACAATTAATGCCGCAACATCCACTTCAGCAATTAGATTTGAAGCAGGTGACGGTATAAGTTTAAATCAATATGCGGCTAATAGTACAATTCAAATAGCAAAATCAGATGCTATAACAGGTACATTTAAGAACATGGTGTTCGATGGTACTTATATTGTAGCAGAAACTAATCAAGATACAATTACATTTACCAGTGGTGCTAACATTAGTTTCACACCAAATGCTGGTAGTGATAGTGTAGTCATTGACGCATCATTAAGTGAAGCATCAATAGACAAATATACTAAAGGCGAAGTTAACACTCATATAAGTGCTAACGTAGACGCATTAAGATTTTATAAAACTGTAGAAGGTGACACAGGATCAACAGCCGCAAGTACCAAAGACGATACATTTAATATTGTTGGTGGTTCAGGTATTGATACAGTAGTTACAGGTGATACAGTTACCATTACTAACTCAGCACAGGCAATGGAAGCATTTAAAAATGTTCAAGTACCTGGGCAACAAACAATTATAGCAGACTCTACTTCAGATACATTAACATTTGAAGCAGGATCAGGTATTACATTAACAACTGACCAATCCAGCGATAAAGTTATTATTAGTAACTCAGGCGCAGGTGCCGGCGGTGCCAGTGACGTATTTAAAACTGTAGCAGTTACAGGTAGCAATAGTGTTGTTGCCAGTGGTGACGCAGATACATTAACATTTACTGCTGGTGCTAACGCAACTATAAGTGCTAGTGGTAGTGTAATTACTATTGATGCTACTGGAGGCGGTGGAGCAGGTGTTAAAGGTAACACAGGAGCCGCAGGTAGTGACGGTAGTGACGGTAGTGATGGAGCAAAAGGACAAAAAGGTGAAGTAGGAGCGGCTGGTAATACAGGAGCAACGGGATCAGCAGGATCGGCTGGAGCAACTGGAGCCACTGGACCTAATGGAGCCACTGGAGACAAAGGTGCTCAAGGTGCTCAAGGATTACAAGGTAATACCGGAGCAGTTGGCGGCACTGGCCCTCAAGGTGCTCAAGGTGATGCCGGTTCGGCAGGAGCCGCCGGTGATAAAGGTACTAAAGGTGATGTAGGCCCACAAGGAACAACAGGTGCCCAAGGATCAGCAGGAACAACTGGTGATAAGGGTGACATTGGAGCAACAGGTAATGCTGGACCACAAGGTAACATTGGTAATACAGGACCAGCAGGCGCAGATGGAAGCAACGGAGATAAAGGTCAAAAAGGTACAACAGGTGCTGATAGTACAGTAGTAGGTCCACAAGGAGATAAAGGAGCAACTGGTGATACTGGTCCACAAGGAACAACAGGAGCCGCAGGTGCTGATAGTACAGTAGTAGGCCCTCAGGGTGTTGCTGGAGATAAAGGTGCCACAGGTGCTCAAGGATTACAAGGAAGTACAGGTTCTCAAGGACCAACAGGAGCAGATAGTACTGTAGTAGGACCACAGGGTCCACAAGGAAATACAGGACCGCAAGGTGCTCAAGGCGACAAGGGAGCAACTGGAGCCGCAGGATCAAATGGATCAAATGGTTCAAATGGTAATGACGGATCAAAAGGACAAAAAGGCGAATTAGGACCACAAGGAACAACAGGACCACAAGGTGGTCAGGGTACTAAGGGAGACCAGGGTGCTCAAGGAACAGTTGGAGCAACTGGACCACAAGGTAGTCAAGGTACAGTAGGTGCTACAGGACCAACAGGAACAAAAGGTAGTAAAGGTGAACTAGGCGGACCAACTGGACCAACTGGTGATAAGGGTGCCACAGGTGCTCAAGGACCAGCAGGTACTAGTGGTAGTACAGGATCAGACGGAGCACAAGGACCAGCAGGTAATGATGGAGCCAAAGGTGAACCTGGAGTAGCAGGTAGTAATGGCGCACAGGGTAACCAAGGAGCCACAGGTGCTCAAGGACCAGCAGGTGCTGACGGTAGTGATGGAAGTGCTGGATCGGCTGGTGACAAAGGACAAAAAGGTGAATCAGGTGGCGGTGGCGGTGGCTCCGTAACACGTGGTAACACATACGAAAGATTAAAATTAAATTATGACAACAGTGGTTCGTTATCAAGCATATCAGATACTACAGCAGGCATTAATACAGCAACAGTCACAAGTGCCGCAGGTGCTGAGATAGAAATAGAATTTACAGGATTTGATTATCCACCAGTAGCAATTATGGCATACGGTTATAATCATGTTGCTAATAAATATAACTTCAATGCTATCAGTGGTGACTGGACTACAAGAACAATTGATGGTGGTGGCAGTAGTGGTTCACCAACCGCGTTTGGAAGTTTCTCTACTGTAGACTTAAAAGTAACTGAAGGCATCACAGGAGCGAGTAAAACGTTTGGAGTTAGTACTCATGCGTGGATAACGTTTGTGATGGCGGAGTAATACTATGTCTTACAAGACTAGTCAAATTGAACTCAATGTACCAAATAAGGTTTTAGGTGTTAATGTTAGTAGCATTTCAGGTAAAACTCAATGGGCACATGCTAACGGATCATCGGATAGATGGTACTCCGGTGGTAGTTCTCCAAAGTTTTATCAATGGACCATAACATTTAGTGTTACTGCTCAATCACATGGTTCTCACTTAACAAGAAAAGACAGAGAGTTTAATGGTTTAGATGTCACAGTTGGTGACTGGATAGCAGGTGCTAGTACAGGACAATGTCTTAAAATCATATCAGTAACAAGCAAAAGTTCAACATCAGTAACATGCGAAGTAGAAGACGTAGCACGTTACAACACATTTAAAAGCAACACTGGTAATGGTATATTTGGTACTGGTACAAGTGTGATATTCACTTTAAACGAAAGTGGTCACCCTATGTTAGATCCACTGCCAAGTGGTATTGTTAGTTCAGACTTTTATCCTAATGTAAACAGTAGATTCCAATACTTGAATCCGCAATTAAATTACTTACTAGAAAAAACAGCACATGGTTTTTCTTTAGGTGATGTTATTGCTGTAAGTGATACAGGCGATTTTGTTAAGGCAAATGCCGCTCTTGTAAGTAAGAGTTTTGGTGTTGTAGTCGAAAATGGCCCAGGGCCAGATGCTTTTATGGTATCACCAAATAATAGAATTATAGACTTTGTGCCAGCAATACCTGGTTCAGCAGGAGACTTTATTTACGCAGATACAGATGGTGACTTAACCACAGTTGATACTGGTAAGATAATGTTCTTAAAGATTGCTGATGCTGTACAAACAAGCACAATTGGTACAACAATTAATCCAACAGTACCAGACGGTACAGCAATTATATTTAATGGCGTAAGTCATACGTTTAACGGCGCAGGATTCAGCAGTACATTAACTGAAACAGTAAGTCAAATTAATGGACTTAGTGGAGCAAGTATTACAGCAAGTGAAACACCGGCTCCGACCAGTGTTAGTTCAAGTGCTACTGGTACAGCATACGGATTAGTTGGAGGATACACCAATTTTAGTGCTATCTTTAATGGCGGTAGTGGTAATACTACTGTAAACTTTACAACTAATGCCGCAGGGCAGTCCGCTTATGGTATAGCAGTTGGTCTTCCAGAAGACATGGCAACAGATATAAATGCCGCAAGTATTCCTAATTTAACTGCTACATTTACAAGTACTGTTCTAACAATCACAGAAGCAAACGGTAATGCTATTAATATATTTTCAAACACCAATGATGCTAATGGTAACCCTTATATAGGTTCAAGTAATGTTTCAGGACTGCCAACTTTTACATCAGCAAGTACAGGTAATAAACTTAAACTAGTTAGAACAGACGGTGGACCAATTGATATATTCGATAGCAATGGCGCATTCGAAAACAATATGGGCATCTTCAGTGTACACAATGGCATGTTCCCATTAGCAATGAATGTTGAACAGGGTATTAGAAGTGCTAGTGTTACAGTCGTAGCAGACATAAGTTCAAGAAATTCACTATCACCTACAACAGGCGACCAAGCATACGTTATTGATAACGGTGTAGGCGAATGGGCATTATACTTATACGATGGTAGTAACTGGACTAAGGTAAGTGACCAGGATAGTGCTAATACCGACGCACAGACGCTTACATTGAACGTATCAGCACCAATTGGCGGGTTCGGTAACAGTCAAAACTATGACTTAGGAAACGTATCACCCGGTGGTAAGATACAAAGTGTTAGTGTAGATATACACACAGCATTTACTGGTGGCTCACAGGATGCCACAATCGAAGTTGGTACTACCACAGACAATGACTTACTACATGGACCAGATGACAACGATCCAAGTTCAGTGGGTGGCTATCTAAGTAATCCAGAATACATATGGCCTTCAAGTAATTCAGCAGAATTTGAAACAAACTTCCGTATCAATCATTACGGCGCAACAGCCGGAAATGTTACTGTCAAAGTAACATATATCTAATTTAATATATATAGTATCGGCCACTATTCCTGGCCTGATAGATAAATATAGTTACAATACACATCGTGACACACATTATTCCGGAACAATGTAAAAATTGTATGGGGCATGAATAACCCCGACTAATACTCCAAGGAGAGAACAAAATGGCAGATGTAAAGAATTTTGGTCTAAAAGGTATATCCAATGATGTACAACTCGGCAAGGGTGGCGGCAGATTTAAGTGGAGTTCAGCGAACGATCGTTATGAATTTACTGGATCAGACGGCTCAACTCTAAAGGACATAAGATCCGCCAACGTTGACGTACAGGGTACACTTTTATCAAATGATATCACAGCGAGTGCAATTAGCATTTCAGGTGATGCCACAATTACTGGTGACTTAACAGTCAACGGTAGTACAACAACTGTTTCATCAACAAATACAACTATTGCGGATTCTATTTTAGAATTAGCAACGGGTACCACTGGTACACCAGCAAACGACGTCGGTTTAGTTATCGAACGTGGTGATAGCGATAACGTATTTATTGGGTGGGACGAATCAGCAGATAAAGTAGTAGCAGGAACAGGAACTTTCACAGGTTCTAGTACTGGTGCTTTAACTTTCTCAGTTGCGGACTTTGAAGCGGCAGACGTTAAAGGTTCATCATTCACAGGTGCAAGTGGTGCTTCAATCACAGCATTCTTAGATGATGACTCAATGGGTACAGCAAGTGCAACAACAGGTGCTACTTCTGAATCTATTAAAGCATACGTTGATGCTCAGACAACTTCAGAAGTTGCTGAAGGTACTAATCAGTACTTTACTAACGCAAGAGCAGATGCTAGAATAACTAACGCATTAATCGACGAAGACAATATGGCTTCTGATAGTGCTACTAAGTTACCTTCACAGCAATCTGTGAAAGCATTTGTAGACGGCGAAGTATCAACTCTAAACACAGCGATTACAACAGCGAACACAGGCCTAAAAGCCTACGTTGATGCGTTGGATAGAGATGATGATTTAGCATTTACAGGCGACGATGGAACTGGTAGAACTTTAGACTTAGATAGTGGTACATTAACTATCGCAGGTGGAACTGGAATTACTTCAGCCTCCGGCGCAAGTAGTGTAACATTAGGTCTAGATAATACAGCCGTAACAGCAGGTAGTTATGGAAGTGCTACAGCAGTAGCAACTTTCACAGTTGACGCACAAGGACGTTTAACAGCGGCCGGCGAAGCATCAATTACTACATCTTTAACAATTCAGTCAGATGACGCGGCGGATAACGTTGTAGCATTAGCGACTGACAAACTTAAACTTTTAGGTGGAACAAACATTACTTCAACCAATACAGCGGATGACGTAACGTTTAACTTGAACTCAGCACTAAGTGGATTATCATCCGTTGGTACAGGTTCAGTTACAGCCACTGGCGCAGTTGAGTTTGGTTCATTAACTGATGGAACTGTAACTATTGCAAGTTTCACAGCAGAAGGAACAGGAATTAGTGCAACTGATAACGATACAACAGTACCGACATCAGCGGCAGTTAAAGACTATGTTGATAATAACGGTGGTGATGGCCTAACAAAAAGAGCAAGTTTCACAGCAAACAGCAGTGACGCAACTTTTGATATAGGTACAATACCTAACGTATCAGGAAGAACTTATTACGCAAGTAGAGTTATTCTTGACGTTACAACTTTGTTAGCAGGTGGTTCAGTAGACGGTATGTTGGTTAAAGACAATGCTGGTACTGGTAACACACTAGCGGCGGCGACTACTAATGACATCGCAGTTGGAACTTATGTTGTAGATTTACCATTCGCAAGTGCATTAACTAAAAACGCGGCAGTCCGAGTTGAATTCGTTCAATCAGATGGATCTACTGCGGCTACACCTACAGCAGGTGTCGTAGTTGGTGTTGTTGAATATAAGTATGTGTAATATCATTTGAATAGTTTAGACTAATCAAAAACAATACGGAAAAGCACTCTTCGGAGTGCTTTTTTTTGATAAGTAGTTTTATGCTGATAATAGATTTCGATAGACAAATAAGTTTGTTTGCTCCGGGTAAGTGTGGGTCAACAGCACTCGCATATAACCTACAACAGTTCTCGTCAACACCTGATCAATTTTTTAGAGCACAACGATTAAAGATAATATCCAGTAACACTATACCATCGCAAACGCAGGAACTGTTTGACAATAAGGAATATTACTATTCGTTACCGATTGCTGATTCTTACTTAATGTATAGGCATTTATATAAGCAACCAAACTTCACACACTATGTATTATATAGAAACCCAGTTGATAGAATAATTAGTGCCTTTGAAACATTAATATGCTGGTACTACAATGATCAATGGAAAGAGTATCACAATAATAATACTAGTCTTGAGGACCTTTGGGTACTAGCACAAGAGTCTGAACACTATGATTATCACGCAGGGCATTACTTAACTAGGACTAAAAACTTACAATCAACGTTAATACACATTGATGAAATTAATAATCTGTTAAAAGAGCATTACGATATACAAGCAAAGCATGTACCAAGTGTACCTCTATGGACTATTGGTATTAATGTAGAAAATGCTTCTCATGAGGACTTTACTCGTAAAACCAATCCTGAACTATGGGATAAAACACAACTAGAAATAAATCGTTTTAGATTAGATTGTGCGTACAAGTATTCGACATTATTAAAAAACGACAAACTAGATAAGGAAATAGAGTTGTATGATACTATTAGACTTAGATAAACGCATAACAATATTTGCGCCAGGTCGTGTAGGTAGCACATCTTTATCTGAAACCATACACCCTTTTACAACTAACAGCCACATGACTAGTAGGCAATCAGATAATTTTCTAACACCTATTATATCACAAACACCTATACCACCAAATTACTATAACATGTTAGAGTCCTGTATGAATATGAATATGTCAATAGTAAATGTTTATATGTTTATTAGAAAAGTATTTTCAAAAGACTTTGATAAACACTATGTAATTATTAGAGACCCTGTTGATAGATTTATAAGTGGCTGTGAAATGCTATTACAGTTAAGTGGCAAGGATGATTTCTTACAATTTTATAATGATATGACAAAAGATAAATTTGCTAATCTAATAGAATTTTGTATAGGTCACCCTTTTGCTGACTTTCACATACAGCCATACATACATCTCGCATCTAAAACAGAATGCGCCTTTGTACATTTAGATCAAGTAAGCACACTTATAAAGGTTTTATATAATGTAGATATGTTACACATAGATCCATCTGCTGATTGGTTAACAGAAGAACACAAAAATAAATTTAGATCATTTGCTGAGGACCATAAGGAAGTATTCCTACAGCACATAATCAAAGAAATATCACTATATAAAAAACTTGACAAATAGGAGAAATTCGTGTATACTACAATTAAATTAGTAGGAGAAAATATGAAGAAAGTAATACTTACAGACATAGACGGTGTTGTACTTGATTGGGAAGAAGGCTTCTCAATATGGATGGAACATCACGGTCATAGCAAAGTCGACGGTTATCAATATATGTACACTATCGGTGATAGGTACGGAATGACATACGAAGCAGGTAGCAAACTTGTAAAGCAATTTAACGAAAGTGCCGCAATAGGGTTCTTACCACCATTGCGTGATTCACAATACTATGTCAAACTGCTACATGAAAAGCATAGATATCACTTTATAGCAATTACAAGTCTTAGCCTAGACCCATACGCAAAGTACCTTAGGGAAAGAAACCTTAAGAAGTTAATGGGCGATGCGTTTATTGAAGTTGTGTGTTTAGACACAGGCGCAGACAAGGATGAAATTCTTAAAGAATACGGTGCCAAATACCCAGGAGCATATTGGATAGAAGATAAGCCAGAAAACGTTAATTGGGGCATAGATGCCGGATTAGACGGTGTTTTACTTGAACATGGGCATAATATGGACTATACAGGACAAGCAAATGTAGTGAAAAATTGGGAAGAAATCTACGAATTAATCACGAAATAGGTTGACCTTTGCCACGAAATCCGGTATAATAGTTGTATATTAAATAAAAAGGTAGGAGTTTTTATGAACATGATCCAAATCAAACAAGCCGTACAAAACGGTAATTTTGAACTAGCAGAACTTAACGAGTTAGGTTCATTCATCAATTCAGTCAAAGTACTTAATGCTAAAAGTAGCATTAGTGTTGGCGACAAAGTTTATGTAGTCCAAAAGACTAAACGTACTTTGGGTGTGGTTGAGAAAGTCAAAGTAAAAAACGCAGTTGTTACTTTACCACAAGGTAGATACAATGTGCCACTTTCAATGTTGGAGGCAGTATAATGTCAATTATTTTTGCTCAGTCTTTTAACAAAGCAGTTAGTAATTCAGACAACATCAATACTGACGGTTCTATTAATTGGAACTTCGTTGATGCTGATGTGTACATGGATATGTGTGTAAACGGCAGTGATGCTGGTATTAATGACAAAGATCATTACAAGCATTTTAATTTTCTTGCCGATGCTTACTGTAAGGCAAATGGAGTCGCTTAATGAAGGTTGAAACAATTAAGTCAACAACACACAAGTGGTTTCAAGATCAATTTAATTTAAAAGATCTTTTAACATTGTCTATTGCTGTTACAAGAATTAATAAAGGGTACATCAAAAAAGATGCTACTGTCGTGACTGACGACAAAGGGGTTGCTACTAAGTTGCCTAATTTGTTTATTATTAATCATTCAATGGGAATTGAGAAGTTTAAGACTAAAGCAACTAATAATACTTTAGACAAGTACTATCCAGAAATTATTGTTATTCCTGAAGACTACGAAAACGTTGATCATATGGTCAAGTACTTTAAGGGTCTCAGCCTAAAAGCAATCAAGCGAAACATCAGTGACTTTGAACAAACCATTCTAGGTTTGATTAGTAAAGAGTTTGTTGAGTATAAGGATGTTGGTATTATTGCCAGCCTACCAAATGTGTATACCAATGGACAGAAACAAAAAGTGTTTAATAAAATAGAAAAGGAACTTGCTAAAGGTAGTCAGCATGTTGGTGAGTTACATAGTAGAGCACCATTTTCTGTAGAGTTCCTACATGTCAAGTATATTTGGAGAAGTCAAAGTTATTTGTTTGTATCCAAGGATGCTGATGGCAATCTAATTAAATTCTTTTCAAGCCAGGCTGGTATCAAGAAAGGTGATACTGCTGATATAACTGGTTACATTAAAGATCATACAATTGGCAAGCAATCGCATGGTCCTGAAACTTACTTGAATAGAGTTAAGTTTGTTTCGTCACAATAGTATAAACCATTGTTCTTACCATATGGTCTGCTTCAATAGTTAAATCCGGGCACGAATGCCAACCTCTACTTGTACGTGGTAATATGTACGCTCTATTAGGTACATAAGGCATTTGGTGTCCTAATTTTACTGCTTGATTATCTTCCCCAAATGTAGGATCTAGTCCTTCATCTATTGCTTCGTCATAGGAGCAATCGACTTCCCAAAACTTTGTGCCTGTGTGAGCAAACTCATTGTCAGTTGCCAAGCAATGTTGATAGGTATAATAGTATGATGGACTATCTACATGAACATCACTTATTTGATTGGTGTTGTCGTCTTTCCACATCAATGGTTCACCTATGCTAATATCGTGTTCTAAACCAAATCTACTTAAAATAGCATCGTTGACTAGTGTGTTTTTCCACACACTATCTCTTGCTATTTGTAATGCCCCTGGGTGTTGTACATCCGGTCCTAGGAAGTAATTAACTCTACCTTTTATTTCTTGTGGTCCCCATTTATTAAAGTCAGCAATTTGTTCTATTACTTGCTTGTATAATTCAGGATGCATAAAGTCCTCAATATCCATTACCCATAGTTTTGACGTATCAATAAGTGTTGATGACATGATCTTTTCTATTGTATAATTAGTGTAATCTGTAGTCATACTTATATTTATAAAAAAGATAAATATAGTTAAGTCCATATGGACTTGACTAGACGTAAGTCTAGACTAGCATTAATGCTAGACAGGTTATACATTGGAGAGTAACGAATGGCAGTCATTTTGAATGCCAAAGGAACTTCGCAGACGAGTTTTAGAATTGGCAAACGCGGTTCTAGAATATACGGGACAGCAGACGCACCTAGTGACGTTAATAATATCTCGACAGGCGACCTTTGGTTTGATTCTAGTAATACATTACTAAAAATAGCAACAGTTAGCGGCGGGTCGGTAGCATGGAATATGCTCGACGCAGGTACCGTTGATGGTGTTGATAGTACAAGTTTTGCCAGAGTAGACCAAGCATCAACATTTAGTACTGATGTTGTGATATCAGGTAACTTAACAGTTAATGGTACACAGTCAATTATTAATACAGAAACTCTCAATATAGCCGATAACGAAATAGTCTTAAACAGCGACTTAGCATCAAACCAACAAGCCACAGCAAACGCAGGTATCCTTGTAAATAGGGGTGCGGAAAGTAATGTGTATATTCGTTGGGACGAGGACGAAGGCGAGTGGACAGTTAATGGTCAAACATTTAGTGCTGGTACATTGGTTGGTAACTTATCAGGTAATGTAACAGGAAGTATACAACCAAATGGTGTACCTAATGTTGTAAAGTCAAATACATTAATTGTAACAGGAACAAGTTCAAGTGCTAAGTTTGGAGACAATAATAAAGCAAACTTTGGTGCCGGTGATGACTTACAGATATATCACGATGGTAGCAATAGTTATATAGATGATGCCGGTACAGGATCTATAAAATTAAGATCAGGCACATTTACAATTTCTAATTTAGCAGGTAGTAAAACATCGGCCTTGTTTAGTTCAGGTGGTGCTCAAACATTTTATCACGACAATAGTGCTAAGTTAGAAACAAGTGCCACAGGTATTAGTGTAACAGGAACAGTTGATGTTAATGGAGCATATACTTTACCGACAGCAGACGGTAGTGCTAATCAAGTTTTAACAACAGATGGTTCGGGTGCTGTAACATTTACCACACCAAGTGTAACGGCAGGCGGTAGTAATACTAATGTACAATACAATGATGAAGGTGTACTTGGTGGCAGTAGCACATTTACATACGATGAAGCAGAAGCAAAATTAACAGTAGGTGGTTCTGTATCATCAATATTATTTGAAACCGTAAGTGATTACGGAGCAATTACATCAACAGCAACAGATAGTGTTGACTATGGTGGAGTTGCTGACACAGTCGTAGCATTAGTTAATAGTGATTACGGTGTAGTTGAAAGCAGTGGAGGACCAGTTGAGTTTCCACGATATTCAGTATCAGGGGTTCCTGATGCTACAGCCTACATTGGACATATGGTATTTATAAACAATGAAACAGGCGGACCAGTTATGGCATTTAGCGATGGCACTAACTGGAGAAGAGTAACAGACAGAGCAGTCATAAGTTAGTAGGAGAACATAATGGCAGAAGAAAGCAACACAGCGATACATCATCCGGCTGATACAAACGGAGATGGGAAAGTAACAAAAGCCGAAGAGGCAATGTACTTAGAATTTAAACGTAAAGAATTAGAAGACGCAGATGCTATGCGTGACGCACAAAGAAGTATGACATGGTTCGCATTAGGTGGACTATTGTTATATCCATTTGCTGTGGTAGTAGCATTACTGGCAGGGTTAGATTCAGCAGGTGCTATACTTGGTGATATGGCCGCTACATACTTTGTAGCAGTAGCAGGTATCGTAGCCGCGTTTTTTGGCTCACAAGCATATAGCAAAGGTAAGTAATAATAATGGTTGATAAGGTTAGAAAGCACTTCGTCCGCATCGTTACAGTTAACGAAATAAGCCGTGACGACATCGTAGATTTCTTTGACATAGTTCAAAGTATCACACCAACGAAAGTGTTTTCATCCTTTGACGGCGGTGGCAACAAAGTTAAAGCAGAAGTTGTTCACTATGAATCAGACGATGTACAAGTGTACGAAGTACTTACCCAAGAAGATATTTCAGCAGACGAAGGGACGCAGATAGCGGACATACTGGCCGCGGAGTTAAAAGTAGAAAATTGGGATTTTGAAGCAAGTACTGAGTACTAATGATAGAACTAAAAATAGGTGTATTCTCGCCTGTTAGTAATTTAAGCAATGATGTAAAGAAAAACCAATTCTATGGTGGACGAGAAGTAAGAACTATAGAGCAAGAGCCTAACTTACATCTTAAAGGCTATCATTATAATAGACATGCCTTACACTATGAACCCAACACAATATTCTTATTAAAAAAATACCTACCATTCATAAACAAATACCATCGTATCAGTATTAATAAAATACTTATTGATCATGTAAGTAGTTGTGACATAATTGTAATAGAGTATACACAATTAAGATACCTAACTATAGAGCATTGTAAAGCACTACAAGGGTCTGTAGTGCTTTTTGATGATGTAGACGAAGCATATGACAGTGATATATTACTAAACGAGTTTAAAGAGGTGTTAAATGATCATGGTATAGATACTTCAAACTTTGGTGTTATACATAATCAGGACTTAAACTTTTGGTTACTCAATAGAGTAGATGCCACTAGTAATGTTGGTTACTTGGGTACTGATGACTTTAGAAAAGTATACAGCGACAAGCATATAACCGCACAATTTAATAAAGAGAAAAGTAAAAACTTTATAGCATGTTTAGGTACACCTCACAGGCAGTATCGCATGGACTTCCTAAACTACTGTATTGATAATAACATAGATGACAACTATATATCTATTGGTGATGCTCCAATGCTGACACCAAACAATGTGGATCATATTAAAGACTTAGCAGAAAAATACACACTAACTGAATACCCACATGAATATTTCTATGATATGAATAGGTGGAAAACTACTGTATATAATAATAGTTACTTTACAGTAATACCAGAAACAGCATACGGTGGCAAAGAGAATTGTACATTTGATTACCTTGTAACAGAAAAAACCTACACACCAATGATATACGGCCATCCTTTTGTACATTTTGCTCCAGTTGGTAACTGTGATTATTTGAAAGGTTTGGGGTTTGAATTATTTGATGAGATACATGACCCGTATGATAATCAATTTAATAGCATTTGTTCTAGTGTACATAACTTTGACAGTGATTGTATTACAGATGCTACATTAGAAAAATGTATTCATAACAGCAATAACTTGTATAACAAAGATATTATTTTACAAGAATGGGAACAATTCCTAGGAAAGTTCTTGACCTAGCCACTATTTGATGCTATACTACATACTCAAAATAAATACATGCAGGAAACAAATTTATGGCATTTAACAAAACATTCAACGCAGAAGAAGTCGCAAGACTAGATAAATTAATCAAAGAGGGTGACCAAGTATTATACGAGGTTGACTCACTCCAAGTAGGACTCCGTGAAACTGTGAAAGCAATCGCAGAAGAAATGGACATTAAACCTGCTGTTCTTATGAAGGCCGTTAAGGTTGCTCATAAGGCATCATTTACTGACGAATTCGATAAGTTCGACGCACTCGAAACTATATTGACTGCCGTTGGTAAAGATCAATTATAATCCGGACCAATTAAACAAATAACAGGTTGACAAAACAGATCTATCTGTTATACTATACACTATGAATCTGATTGAACAGAAGACATTATTATTCGAAACACAATGGACTGATGACGCAGACTACGAGTTTGCGTTTGAAGATCGACTACACGATACAATGATGCCGTTCTTTAGTTTTAAAGAAGCAAAGTTTACAAAGGAAGTCGACTTTGAGTCTAGTTATACACCTATAGCAAGGGTATACGCAAGTTTTTATAATGAGGCAAGCAAATACAAATTTATGTTAAAATATTCAAGGAAATTAAATGAGTTACGTTGATGCGGTATTTGAACAAAGCAAAGGCATTGTTCGAGTAGTAGAACGTACTAAGAGTGGCGAGAGAAAGATCATTGATCATCCTATGCGTTATTACTTTTACATTGATGATCCTAAAGGCAAAGAGCGAAGTGTATATGGTGATCCTGTAAGCAAGGTTGTAGCAAACAACTGGAAAGACTTTAAACGTAATGTTGCCTTGTATCAGAATAGAAAAACATATGAGAGTGACATAAAGCCTGTTAACAGAGTATTAGCAGAACAATACTTAGGCGAAGATGCT